TGAATCTAATTCTGCTTGTCTTTTGTTTGCTAATTCTTCCCATTTGTTTTGCTCTGCAAGTTCCTCTTCTTTTTTCTGTTCCAAAGAGGCTCTTAACTCAGCAAGTTGAGACTCTGCTTCTTGTGCCCTTGATCTATACTTCTTGCTTTCAGCAATTAAATTACCAACTTCAGGGCTGGTTGGTTCTTCATTCTGGCTTTGAGTAGCCACCTCTTGTACATTATCTTGTACTGTTTCTGTTGTAGTTTCAGACATTCTGCCTTCCTTTTACTTGTTAAAATTTACCCCTATAGGTGTATTTTTTAAAATCTTCATTGTTTGGTAGATATAATAATATCTTTTTTAGCAAACTTAATTATTCTTTCATCAATAATTTTATCAAAGTAATCCTGTACAAAATCTTCATTCTTATCATTCAATCCAAAAATATTTCTACCCATCTTGGCATTATCTTCTACTTTCTTAGCTTGTCTATAATTTAATTCTACACTTATGTTTGTTGCTCTTTGTGCCTTGATTGAATTAAGCATTTTACCAGTTAATCTTAAATCTGGAGGTGATGTTTGCCTACTTTTTGCCTTGCCTTTTGCTGTTGCCTTTCCTTGTGATTTTCTTTTAGCATATTTAAAACTATATTCTGGGAAGTCTCTACTTTTACCAGAACCATCTTGACTTATTCCTTCCACTGTATCTTGTAATATTTTAGTAACCAGTTTACCACCAAGCACCAACCACTGTGTTTTCTTTGTTTGTAGTAAATCTCTAAATTTTACTTTCATGCTTTTAGTGTCCAACTATGACGGCAGTTAAATCCACCCCTTAATCCAAATGGAGTTTTTAAATTATTTACTTCTTCTTCAGTATATCCCTCTGCTGGTTCATTTAATATTGTTTGTTTGCATATATCCCTTGTTCTTGTATCATTCGGTCCGAAATATGTCCATCTTACATCTTGCCCTTTAAATACTTGATACCTTGCAGTGTCATCAAAGGTTTTTATTGCAGTATCTACAGCAACATTCATTCTATAATCTTTCAATTTAACATTGACTAATTCATCAACTATTTCTTTTGATGATCTGCCATTATATAAGTTTTGAAATATTAAATTAGTTAGTTTTGTAGAATGTGCTTGTGCTTCTCCTAATAAATCAGCAGTATTTAATTCTTGTAATGTTTGAAGCCCTTGCAATCCTTCCCCAACAGTAAATGCTATCCCTCTTGATTCTGCCAAAGCAATAGAATCTTGTAATAGTTCACCATATCCATTTTCTAAATTATTTAAGGCATCACCATATCCAGCATTTATTAGTTCATCAAATAGATTTAATTGACCTATGGCATCTATTAATTGCCTATCACTTAATCCACTCAACCCATCAACAACCCTTGATAAGTTTGAGTTAAATGAACTTTCTAATGTACCTATTTCTGATATGAACCTATCAACTACCGACTGGGGTTGTGCCATTTAGTATTCTTTGAAATGTTGATTGTGGTTGTGGTGGTTCAGGTGGTGCTTGTTCTTCTTGTATCTCACCTAGCTTTTCTTCTAGTTCTGCATCACTCATATCTTTATTAAAATATAATAATACATCTTTTTGGGTAATAACACCATTAGCTAATTTCCAATCAAGTAATTTTAATTCTTGATCTATGCTCATTGGATAGTTTGTTTCAGCAAAATCAACTGAATATTCTTCAGATAGATTTAAAACATTATGCACCTCTAAAACTCTTCTATCAATCTTATATCTTTCATGCTCCCATTCTCTAAATATAGATATATCACTTTCCCTTGCTTCAAGGTTTTCAATTTCTAATATCTTTAATGCTTCACCAGATGGTGCATTGCCTACAGAATCACCCCATCTGATTCTAAGCTGATTGTTTTCTGCAACTTGGTTAGCCATAGACTTTGTTGCTTCAATAAGTTCTACAAGGCTACCACCAGGTGAAACATAATTAAACGATGCTCCTTCTGGTAATATGTAAGCATTGTCAATACCAGCACTTAATTTACTTTGCCCATCTTCAATGCCTGTAAATACAGCTTGACCTAACCTGAACCTTACTGATAAGGCTATTTCAGTCATTGCTATAGCTATATGATGAGCAGTCCTAGTTACATCATAACTGTTTTTTGAAAATGCAACCTTACTTATTGGAACTATACCATAGGGGTTAGTCATCTCTGTGTTGTCACCCACTGCATATCTTTTACCTTTTTCATCAAACTCAAAATGCAAACCTTCAATTTCATCCCTTGTTTCAGACCAGAATACAAACCTTCTTTTGGAATCATCCATGCTTTCTATTTCATAACTATACCCAAAAGGTTCAGTGTCACCATAAGCATAATACTCTTGCACCTTTGGCAATACCTCATATTCAAGCCTTTCTTTCCTTTCATTGTATCTTGTTTTCATATAACAAGAACCAAGTAACCAAGCCAACTCAGCATATTCTCTAGTTTTAGAATCTAATTTGTAGGCTATATTTTTATAATCATCATTCTGTTCACCATCAATTAATCTTAGTGGAGGTTGTTTATATAACATCATTCTTGCCTTAGCAAATCTAGGAACACAAGAACTTATAAATGGAGGAACTTGACTAAGTGACTCACTTGCAAACCAGGGTTCTAGATGACTATCTAAGTTTTGATTGTAATAGAAATCTAATGATTCCATCATGTTATAATCTTCTTGTGCCTTTTGATTATACCCAGCATTCTTTACACTTTGCAATACTGCCATTTCAGATAGTTCTGGGATGACCACCCTATTTACTGACTTACCAAAATTATACATCTTAACCTCTTACCATTTCATTGATGAACCAACCATTCTTCTGATTGGAAATCTGTATTCAATCCCATAACTACAAGCATCCAGTGCATGGGTTAGTTCCATATTATCTTTTGCTAATCCACCCCTTCTATCCCTTTGACATTGTTCTAAATCTTTTACCAGATAAACACACTTAGGATCAACAGTCATACCTATCTTTCCTTCTGCATCCTTTAGCTTTCTATTCAAAGCATTTAACCTATCTACATGACTAGGGTGTGATTTCTTTGCCCTAATTAAAAACCCATGATCCCTTAATATTTGATGATCACTTCTTCTACTAGTTGTGCTTCTGGCTTTACCAGCTGGGTCTGGATAGACTTCAGTATTGGGTGCAATCTTTTTCATAGCCAATGCAAGTTCTTCTGTGTTGCTGTTCTTTAACCTAACCTCATCATAAAAGTGTAATGTGCCATCAGTGTACTCTGTACATAATACAGCAGTGTTAAAATCTACGTTAAAGTCGCAACCCCACCATAGCTTACCAGATAAATCTTTTGCTTTCTTGCAATGTACTTGCCTATCAAAGTTCCATGCCGCCCTATTGCCTGTTGTCTCAAATGATCCTTCAAACTCCTGTTTAAAAACAACAGAATCCATTGTTCTTTTGGCTAGGTTTATTTCTTCTTCAGGTACAAAGCCACCTTCTAATGTAGTGAACTGCCATGACCTCCACTCTGGTTCTGATTGCCCTTTCATGTACAAATCATACATAGCATCATATCCATTAGGTGTGCCAATAAACAAGCACTCACCTTGTGTTGTAGATAACATAGGCATGATAATCTCTTCCCATACATGGGGTTTTATATATGCCATTTCATCCATTACACATTTTGTAATTTCCACACCCCTCAAATTATTTTCATTCTCAGAACCCTTTACAGATAACTCAGCACCATTATCAAACACTACACTCATTTCAGATTCATTAAGTTTAGCATTATCAAACCCACCAAAAATTTGCCTCAATATTGGAAAAACTATCATTTTACCTTGTCTATAGGTGGGTGTTAGATAAAATCTTCTTTCATTAGCTTCAAAAGCATCCTTCATTAGATACATCAAGCTTAATACAGTCTTACCCCATCTACGCCCACATACAAGTACCTTAAACCTAGAATCATCTTGAAGTATGTCTCTTCTAGTCTTATCTAATGTCCAATTAATCAACCAAATATCCTTTTAAATAATGACTTAGGTACTTTCTTTCCAGCCTTGTACAGTCTTTGCATCCTTGCAATATCTCTTGCCCTACCCCTTCTTTTAGAGCCTTTTAATCCAGACACATATTTTTTTGGTACAGTCTTATATCCTTTAGCTTTGGCAACCCTTCTATTCATCTTCTTCTTTTTTCTAGCCACTACTTTCCAACCTTTTTCATGGCCACTTTATGAGATTGGGTAAATGTACTTCCCTTTCTCATTGCTGTTACCATTGCCCTTAGATGCTTTCTAGTATGATGCCTAGCGTGTCTCCTCATTGCAGACACTTGCCTCTTGTTTAAACCAGTAACACTTACGCCTTTTACCTTCATCTTTTTCTTCTTCTCTTTCTTTCCATTCTAGCCAGTATGGGATCATGTTTAATTCTTTTTCTACCCTTTACTATCTTAATAAATGAATTTACCCTAGCACTTGCCCAACTGCTTGGTGTCATCCCTGGTCTTGTACCTGAACCAACAGCGGCACCCAAACCTCTCCTGTAAACTTTCATCAAGGATGATTTCTTTATCTTATTCTTCCTTGCTAATTGACCTAGCCTCTTTGATACACTTGCTGATATTCTAGCCATCATCTATCACCATTACTTGTATTGGTTCTG